TTGCCCATCGAGACTTCAGAAAGTTTGCCGAGCGATGGAATAACCTCGTTAACGCTCAGCCCGTATCCTAATAGCACCTTCGATGAATCTTGAAACTGCACTGCCGACAATGCCGACTTCTGATCCAATTCAACCGTCGCATCGATAAGCTTTTTGGCCGCTGCTGCTGAACCGGTAAGCACCTCCAATTGCACCTGGACCTGTTCGCGTGCCATTGAAACCTTTAGTCCAGCCTGGGCTAGGTCTGCCATGCTTTTTATGGCACCTATCGCAAGCCCTGCTGCACCGACTCGACCAAGAGCGCCGTAGAGCCCGTCGACCTTTTGCGTCGTCATATCGACGTTGCCCCATCCCTTAAACGGGTCTGGAATTTCGTTTGGCATTGTCCGTCGTTGCATTGCTGCAATGATGTCGGCCCTGGCCTTGAGTGCTTTTTCATCTGCTGCCGCAGATGCAGCTCTAGCTGCGTCCGATGCCGCTTTTTCTGCTTGAGCCAGCTTTCGATTTGCTTCCGCTGATCGCTCTGCGTAAATCGCCGCTACGCCGTGTTTTTTTGCCAGGGCATCTACCGATGCGTTGTACTGGTTTGCATCAATCTTTCCGGCCTGGTATTGCCTGTCCAAAAACGCAATATCTTGAGCCATCCGTTGAATCGGCGTGTGAGCGGACTCGACGATTCGTGCCAACCTAGCTTCTTCCTCGGCCAACACTTTTGCTGCGTCTGCTGCTGCTTTTTCCGCTTGAGCCAGCTTTTTCTCCGTCTGTAGCTGCTGTTCCATTGCGTAAGTAAGCACGCCGAACTTCTTGGCTAAATGCTCTTCTGCTTGCGCGAATTGCTGGGCGTTGATAGCCCCTTCTTTTAGGGCCCTATCGAGCAATTTCATTTGGTCGAAAAACTTATCCGCTGGAACTTCGGATTGCTTTAAGGCAGATGAGAGGCTACGCAATTCGCCGCGAGTAAACTCCCCTCCCTCGACATTCATTCCAACTTTAATATTCGCGATGTTGATCGTTTGAGCCATGGCTACTTTGCTCCCATCGCGCCGAAAGCCTTTAGTTGATCGCCAATTGCTTGAGCGTTGTCGACAGCTGCCATAATCTCGCTTGCAATCGTCTTTTTTGGCCGTCTGAAGCGTTCTGGCATCAAGTCGCTAGAGCTTGGTGCATCCGATCCGGCATTAGCGTAGATAGGCAATAGGAGAACCTGAAGGATCTTCGCGGTTTGCGCCCATTGTTCGCCCATCGGTTCCACCGTCTCCCATGCTAGCCACTGATTGAGCACGCCCGCCGGTTGACTTGCAAGCCAGCCCAGCGGGTCAGCGATTCCCCATCGTTCACAGAGCCTAAACGCCGTCTTTAGGCGTCGGCTCTTTCGGATTTTTTTGCAAGGTCTTTAATCTCGCTTTCGTCGTATTTCGACAACGACAAACATGCCTCGTAAAGCTTGCCGACGATGGACCTAGGCACCGGCTTTAGTTGCTCCCAGCTTTCGACAATCCGATTTCCATCGTCGTCAATGAGGCTGCAGGAAACCAATAGCATTCGATGCCGTGCATATTCGAATTTGCCGTCTTTCGACTGCATAGAAACTTCCATCTCGGACGCATCCGCTTCAGACAATTCGCGAAGCGTAAACACCTCGCCGTCAATTGTCGTTTGCGTCGTCCGAAGTGGCCTCGATGCCAGAGCAAAAAACGCATCGCGTTTATTCGTCATCGTCTGCATCCTCTTCCGCTAGGGCCTTTTCAACTTCCTCGACAAATTGCCTGGAGTACTGTTCGGGACCCTCGACCGTTACGCTGGAAAGCCCCTGACCTTCCGCTGCTTCCTTGCCAAGCTTGGCAAGTACTGCTGCGTCTAGCTTGTCATGCGGAAACTGAAAGATCGCTTGGATCTGAGCCTTATCCCCGTATGGCAAATAGCCGACGAGAGTATCATTGAAAAGAATTTGAAACTGCTTGAGCTTCTTATTCTCGCCGGTTGATAGGCTTATGCCGTATTGCTGTTTCAAAGAAAACAAAATAGCCTCCTGATTAGGCTGGGGTGAAAGTGATATCGGTGTCGCCGTCAAACTGAAGGACGTACTTACCCCTCATGATTTCGCCTTGCTTTGCCGATGGAAATTCAACTTCTTTTACGAATGCGGTTCCTTGGTAGGAGCCTGCGCTCGGAAGCGTAATCGTGACAGAGATCCCAGTGTAAGGTTCCGCCGATGGAATCATTGCGGTTGTGATCGGAGGTGCCGCTCCGAGCCAATTGAACTCGACTGGCAAATCTGGATTCTTGCGAAGGTCGCTTGGCCGAAGATCCTCGAACCCAGTTGTTGCCAGCGTGGTAATATTCAGCGCGTCAGTGCTGATCTTGATTCCGCCGATTAAAACAATCTGCGTGGTGACCAACCCGGTCCCGGAAATGGTCGCCCCAAGTCCGGTTCTTGCTTTCGTCAATGCTGCCATTTTTTACGGTTCCCCATAATGAACCAAGAGGTCGAAAGTAACAACGTACCGATGCTCTTGGTTTCCATCGGTCGGAGATTCCTGTAGGTATTGATCGCCTGCGGTAAACTCCACGCCGTCTAGGTCGTAGCCGTCCACTGTGCCAATAAATGCCGAAATTCCAGTTTCGCGAATTGCCTTGCTGATCGCACTGCAGGTCTTTCGAGTTAGCGCGTAAGCCTCAATGGTTATTCTTGCGTGAGCAGTCTTGCCGACTCCGCCTAGATCGTGGTCGCGTTCCGTGCTGTTGGTGTAGTAGACAATATACGGCAAAGTCGCACCCTCGACCGCTGCATCGGGATACATTCGCTGCCCGATTAGCGTCGAGACTGTGGCGTACGACAGCAGTTTTGTTCTGAAAGCTTCGCCAATTGCCGACACGCTTTACCGCTCCCCGCTTACGATGAAAATGTCTTTGCTTGTTTCGCTTGAGCCTGTGACAATGCGAACATAGCGGACGCCTTCAAAAACGTCTGGATTTAATGCTATGTACCGACTTGCTGCAACGGTTAGGGAGTACGCAGATGATCCGTTGTAGAGGTCGAAATAGCTTGCCCCATCGAGGGAGCATTGGAACGTTATCGACGTACTAGCCAATCCTGCTGGAGTGACGATTGCCAAAGGAATGGTCCCTTGCAAGGTAAACGCTGTCGAGGTCGTCCCGCTTGAAATCGTCACCTTGTCGGTAAACTTGAGGTTCTTAGCCAATTCGTAGCTCCTTCATTTCTTTGTTCCATTGACTGAGAAAAGCCGCTTCAGCCGAGCCTCCAGATTGCCGGTAAGCCTTTACCGTCGCCCGTTCTGCCAACGGAAAATTTGCTGTTGTCGGTTTGCTTCGGTTTATCCGCGTGTGGGTCTTGCCTGTTCGGCTTGTGTAAACAACCGTCGAGCCAGTTTTGCCCCAACTGTGCCGAGTGTAGCTAGGCCCTCGTTTGATCGGCATGACGAATTGCTGTTTGTTGCCCTGCGGATGCGTGGCCCCAACAAGGACGCCAACCGCACTTTTTAAAACCTTGTGCCCGAAGTGTTTTTTGGAATCGTTTTGGAACTTGGCATTGTTCTTAAATTTCTTTGACCATTTCGGCCGCGACCCTGTAGCCCTAGACGATGTAGCCAGCGAGCCTGCCGTCTGGGCAATAGGCTTGGCGAATGAGCTCAGGCAACGTCCTAGCGGCCCGTTGCGAAGCGTGATCGGGATATCGCCAATCGCCTTAATTAGTGCTTCGTTGATCGTAATTGATACGCTCATGAAACCACCGCCGAACAAACTAGGAGCATATACCGAAGCAATCCATCCACCGGATTGATGCCAGTTATGCCGTAGGATTCGCCCTGAAAAAGTACTTGCATTTTCGTCGTATAGCCGGATCGATATCGCACTCGAAAAACCGCTTTCGTTCCCGCTTCCAATTGCCTCCCTCGCATCGACTCATAACCGTCAGTTGGTTGCCATTCGCAAGGCTCGTCCACGACATACGCAGACCAAGTAACGATAGGCTGGCCCGCTGTGTCTTGCGTCTCTGTGGGTTGCTGTATCGTGCATCGATGCCGTAGGGCACCTGCGCGAAGGTCTTTTGGTCGTCCGCTCATGGGTAGCTGCTCCGCATGTATCGCAAAACAAGAGCTTCGTAAGGCTTCATGGTTTGCATTGATTCGGCCATTAACATATCCCGATTCTCGAAGTAATGAGCAACCAGCATCAACATTGCATTTTTGGCAATCGCTGGCACTTTCGAGCCGTCTTCGGAGTAGCCGACTTTGTACGTTATGGTCCAGGCGTCCCACCTTGCTACAGTCCCTGGCAAGACTTGCAAGTAAGCAAGCCTCACCGCGTCAACGTGCAGTTGGTATTGAATCGCCGGGTAGGTCTGGAGCGTGTTGGCTCCATCGTAGTATTGAATAGAGGTAATCGAGTGAATCGGGCTTTTTGGAAGCTCAATTCCATCGGTCCATTGTGCGAGCCGAATCCTGTACGTAGCGAAACAAGTAGCCGAATCAGTGTCGTGCTCCCATTGCTCCCTAGCTGCTTGAATCAAGCCTGCCAAGTGAGTATCGTGGGTCGTGTCACTTATTCCGATTTCGAGTTGCTTTTTCGCTTCGCTTAGGGTGATAGGGTCCGCTGTCGGCCCTGTCACTAGCTCCGGAATCAATCGCACTGGCGATGCCCCTTTTGATCAATATTAAAGCTACGCCGTCTTGCAGGTCTTCCAGCCTATAGCCGACTGGAAAACCTTGCCAAATTTTGAGTAACTCGACTCGCATTAGACCACGATGCAAACGTCACCGTCTGCCACGCCCGTCGAGCTAGTCGGAGGCAGATTTCCGTAGCCAAGAACCGCAACTCCCGCGATGAATCCGCCCGAGGTGCCATCGCCGAATGTCGCGACAACCTTCAAGAACGGCTCTCGCCCTCGCATGTCGACCATAAACGCACAAGTCTGGCCGTCGTCGGTCGCACTTG